GAATTGGTAGACACGAGGGACTTAAAATCCCTTGCCCTAATCCGGCGTGGTTATCCTCCATTGGGTTTTACTTAAAAATTTCACGAATCATTGACTCTTTGGATCGACTAGAGTTTATGGCGAATAGGTCTAATATTTTGTTGAGACCATCAATATTTAAGTCTTTGTTTGTTAAAAACCTATCATAGGCATTGTAAGCAGAGCTAGAGGGGTTCTTGAGTTTGGCTTGATCAACAAGAACAGACCCAACCCTGGCACACTTCATACCCAAGGACAGACGTATATCTTCTACACGTTTTGATATCTCTTGTTTGTTGAGATTCATCTACCAGTCGTTAGGAAGTATTCTGACGTTCTCCCATCCTCCACACCTATCAATGACATCCCTAATGTGTGGTGGTATTCCATCCTTAGATCTGTAGTTGTGTATAATGATGGTATTAAATGAGTTTTTATTTCCACTGTTTTGTGAGTTTTGCATGGGACTGTGAAGTCTAGCAAACCACTGGGTGTATGCTCAAGCAATTTCTTAATTGAAGTCTTAATAGTATTCATTTTTCTTAATAAAACCTTAACGATTGCCTATTTCTCCACTTATAAACATTTGTAGTGCTTTTAGCTTGTGTAGGGGCATTTTCTCTATTTGATCGAATACACTTTGACCTTTTTCATTGAAAGAGTTTTTATTGTTCTGATTATTAGAGAAGTGAGATAGGTCTATTTGGAAATGACTAGCCAGTGCCTCTATTTGCTCTGGTAGCGGCCTTTCTTCAAATTTAGATACGTATTGATATTTGTTACTAGAGCTAGACTCCTCTGGAGCACCAAGCAGTTCACCAAGCTTGTCCTTGGGTGTTTTGGTGATGCGAACCATTTTCAGTATATGGTCTACTACAGCCTGCTTATCGTAACTCATAACTCTATTGTGGTTATAAGATCTTAAATTATCAATTAACATAAGTATTTAGAAGTTGCAAGAACTGTAATAAAAGAAAAAAGAATTAAATGCAAGTGTTTTCTCTTATGTTATGTTGGATCTACTTGGAAAAATAAGCTACAATCCCAACCACTAAGTCAAAGGATGAAGAAGCAATTCTGACTCAAAGGCTATCAAACAAGGGGCACCATGACTCTAAAAAGGGTGTCGATAGTCTAGTAAGTGAACCTCTCAAGTGAAAGGTGAAGGGTAATAGTTCTAGAAATATTATCCGAGTACGGCTGACAGAGAAAATTTAAAAACACTAAAAATATTTAGTAAGTTAGCCTAACCCTTTTTTCTCTTTTTTTCTTTCTCCCATAAACAAGGGAGTAGATCTTCAACTCAGCTCTGGCTCGGGTAATAGTGTTTTAAACAGTAACTTAAATACTACCTTGAGCAGTAAAACAATACAAAATGTCACCAAAAGAATTAAACAGCAAACAAGACTTCATTGATGCAATAGTCTCACTAGAGAAACGCATTGAATCATTAGAAAAAGAGCTTAAAAAAGAAAAAACTACCAAAAAATCAGGTTTTACCGCCCCGACCCTAAGGGATTGCGGTGATTACTTTAAGTCCAAAGGTTATAAAGCTAAACACGCTAATGATTTTTGGGAGTTCTATGAAATGAAAGGTTGGATGGTCGGGAAGAACAAAATGAAAAAATGGGAGCTGGCTGCTTCTCGGTGGATAAAGTCTCAACGAGACAAAGGATTTAAACCAGACCTTATTTTACATAAACCCCAAGAAGTAAAACAAGACACCGGCGGAGTCTCTAAAGAGTTCATACAGAAGATGAGAGAACGGGATGAAAAGAAGTATGGACTAACCATTCGTAGCACAGAACAGAAGAGACAAGACAAAATTAAGTCAGATGCAGAGATGCAGTTTGAATTACAGAAAAAACTTGGAAACGAGACTACCACTGGCTTTAGTGCTGTTGGAAGTATTATATAAATACAATGTGTTCTTGGAGATAGAAGGACTTTTTAGGACTTTATACTTGTAAATCCAATTAAATCCAAGTACAATGGTTTTGTTCAGTTAATTAAACAACACTATGGAAATTCGATTTACGGTTAACGGCGACCAAGAAAAAACAATTAAAGAAGCCGCAAGTAATGATCCACGAAGCACAACAGTTTCTGGATACGTAAGAGCTGCTGCATTTGCCACAGCCCTATCAGACCTTAAACCAAAGGGATCTATAACAGTCTTTGGTTCTGACCCAAAAGCAACTAAATAATGAACACACTTAATAAAATGGTACCGAACAACCTGTCACACGGCTTAATCTCAATAGCACTATGTGGAACGACAGTAACGATGCTTATTTGTTTCGTAGTTATTGTCTCTGGGCTCTCTGAGCCAGTATTTATTAACCATTCATTTTAATGGATATGCAAATCGCACTCGGAGTAGCCATTGCGTTGGCTATCGTTCTTCTCTTTTTAGTACTTAGGGAGAACAACAAGCTCGAGGAGCTTGATCGACAAGATAAAACCTCTTTACCGCCTAGAGATTCAAAAGGGCGATTTATTAAAGCCTCATAACATGAAACAACAGCTATTTGGGCTTATGGAGCAGGCCGCTAATGAAAATCACTTTAATGATTTGATGCAGCAGTTCTTCGCTCCAAGAAAGCACGGGTTCGTAAGCCGACCTATAAGAAAAAGTGCCCATCAGACAACAGTCGATGAACACATTTCAAAATTACTAGCTTAATTATAAGCACAAACAACTTAATTACAACTTAATCCAATTCAAACATGTCATTCTTTCCAGACAATCACGAACCGGAACAAAAAAACACAAACTCAGATTACCTAAATTTTAAACAACCAGGTGAGTACCGAATCCGAATTATGTCTAAGCCTTTGCTTGGTCATGAGGGATGGTCTCACGAGTCTAAGCCTCTACGGTTTCGTATGGGTGAGGATATTGACCTAAAGAAGCTTAAAGATTCACCTAAAGAGTTTTACTCATTCGTAGTGTGGGACTATCAAGATTCTCAGTTCAAAGTTCTAACTCTTACTCAATGGACTATTAAGGAGCCAATCTTCCGTCTTGCTAAAGACAAGGATTACGGAGACCCAACTGGTTATGATATCAAGATTAATCGTACAGGGCAAGGCATGGACACAGAATATGCTGTTACTCCTACTCCGCCCAAGGAGGTTAATCCTTCTATCGCCGAACTTTACAAGGGCCTCAAGTTCGACCTAGATGTACTCTTTGATGGTGGACATCCAATTAGTGAGCACCCTGACTACAAGTCTGTAGAGCTAACTGAATCAGATCTGCCATTCTAATGTACGCAACTCCTCCTGGCCTCGCTGAACCACGGTTTACACAAGAGCAAGTCAAAAAAGCTCGTAAACTCATGGCTCAAATAAAGCTAGAAGGAGAGATGCTGTTCTTGTCGCTGAGCTCTAAAGATGACATGCGACTCAACGTAAAGATTATGGACAACATGATGAAATGTCTGGGCTACAAGTCCTCAGAGATCAGTCAGGGAAAACAAAACTACTGGAACACTTATTTGGCCGCCAAGGAGGGCAAGCCAAAACCGGCAACTACGGTATAAGTTTCATGGATATAAATAAGGTTAAATAATTCTGGGATAATTGCCCTCCAATACTAAACAATGGAAATAAAATTCACTGGTTACGTACAAAAGATTTCTAAGCCACAGGCTGGGGATCGTGTGACCTTCCAGCTGGATTTCCCAGCACCAGAAGCGATTAAGGAATTGTCTGGAATATGGGGTGATGATTCCGAACTACTAACAATAACAGTTAAACGATGACAGAAGAACGACACGGCTTTCGGAAGTATCTCTACGAGAGATTCACAGAGGACGATAAAGCGTTTGATACCTGGCTTAAAAACCTGAGTAAAGAAACCTTCCTCGAGATGTACGACACTTTCTCAGAACAATTCAAGAAATGATGAAGCCAGATATCGTCTTCAAAATACATGTCCCTATATGGGGGGCAGCAACTAGGTTCAAATATTCGGACAACATATTTGGACAGATGGCCTTCGGGCTCAATAAGGCAAGGCTTCGTAAACTACGAGGTCAGGACAAAGCCACTGTTGAGGTCAGAGACCAATACCACGGTCACATATATCACTGTGAATACGGTGCAATGCTGGCTTGGTGGGTTGACAACGGGAAACCTAGTTATATGGCTAGGGGTAACAACGATATAGCTATCTTCCCAGTATCAATGTTTGATCAGGTTGGAACGTTTGAAACAGCAAAATATAAAGCGGAGAGGAGGGCTGCTGCTGAGAACATCCAACGGATCACAGAAAAATTACAGGCTCTAAATGAACCAGAGCCGCAACTAACAATTAACTTTTAAATCATGAATTACGGAGGACCGGAAACCACAATTAAAATGAGCGACTGTACTGAGAGGGAGACAGGAATTATAGACTCTTTTTCAAGTAATATATTAGACACTAATAGGACATTAAATGAGGCCATGAATATACTTTCTGAAATGGTCGAATATTTTGGACTCTCTCGGCCAGAGGTGTCGGGTGACAAAAGGGATGATCTGCCTGACACGGGTTTGGGGCGATTAACGCTTCATATTCAGGATAACTCCCAAATGTCATACAAAATCCTTAATGATGCTCGGAATCTATCAAACAATGTAATCGGATCAAAATGAAGAAATATTTAATCGCTTTCGGGGTCTTCCTATTTGGAATGGCCATAGTGGGGTCGACTCTAGCAGTGCAAGGTCTGCTTCCCACAGAGAAAGAGTCACTAGAACAATCACTAACTTATGTCGCTAAACAAAAAGTAAAGAAAATTGAAGCCAGAGACTCTCTCAATGAGTTAATAGCAGAAGACGAAGAAGAGTACAAGAGATTAAGATGTCGACTATTTCACCTGAAAGAGGCTGATGGGGAGTCAACAAGTCCTGAATCATACTCTCTTTGTGTGGGAAAACGATAGGGGTGGTAGAAGACCTTAAATCGTCAGCCCCTAAAAAAATAATAAAACTAAATCATGAATCACCTTACATACCAAACGGATCCTATAAGAACGAGAGACTCGCTTATGCTTGGGAAATTAGCGGACAAGATTCGGACTTTGTTCGCACAATGCAAGCAGAGAATGGGTCGTGGTCACATGACCTCAAGCACAGAACGCCGCATACGCTCTGTTGGAATTGGTCCAGTTGGGAAAAAGGAGTTGCACCGAATCAGAAAGAAGCAATACCGAAATGCCGAACCAGTGCTCCAGGTTTCTTTTGGAGAACTCACCACGATTGGGGATGCGGTATATCAGATGGTTACCACAAAAAACTTGTGGATGATCCAAGATTTCTCTCCGATTGGAGATGGCAACTCGGAAAGTGTTTTGAGCTCTATAGCGGAGGAACTCGATTCTATGGGTATGACCAACGCTTTGCAAGATCTAAAAATATAATATTTCCATGAAAGTAACACATCTGAACGATATCGAAAGACTTATAACTGCGTCAAACCTAACAAGGGAGCAGTACGAAAGAACAAATGGTAGACCGGATTCTTATATTGAACACTACTATGAGATGATAATCCTTAATAATTCACTAAATAGAGCCAGGCAAAGTGTAGAATTTCTAACAAACAAAAATGATATTAAATAACAAAGAACGCAAAAAGCGAAAAGAAGTCGACACCCTTTGTCGTGCTCTAAAGCTTAAAAACGACGACAACACCTGGGAAGAGGTCTCTGCAACTGTGGGGATTTCTGATAGGAAGCTTCGGAGGTTGAGAACTGCTTACGAAAACAAGACTCTCCTGCCAGAGCCATCAAACATTTTGGTTGTTGGCGACCTTCACCACCCCTTCTGCTTAGAAGACTACCTGGAGTTCTGTAAGAAAGCTTACTCTGATTGGGGGTGTGATCATGTAGTCTTTATAGGAGATATCATTGATCAACACTTCTCTAGTTACCACGAGACAGACCCAGATGGGATGTCTGCTGGTGATGAGCTAGAGCTTTCAATAGACAGGCTTCAGCCTTGGATTGAGGCCTTCCCTATCGCAGATGTCTGCATTGGTAACCATGATCGTATGGTTCGCCGGAAGGCATTCTCTGGTGGTATACCCAAAGCTTGGATAAAGGAATACAAAGAAGTTTTAGGGTGCCCTGGCTGGACGTTCGATGAGTCCTTTATCTACCACGATGTGAAGTATATTCACGGAGAGGGTGGTACAGCCCGAAACAGAATGAAGAAAGACCTTCACTCGGTAGTACAGGGGCATCTACACACTCAGGGGTATATTAACTATCAGGTAGGAGACAACTACAAGATATTTGGTATGCAGGTTGGGTGTGGGATAGACCACAAAGCTTATGCTATGGCTTACGCTAAGAACTTTGGTAAGCCAGTGATTAGTTGTGCGGTGGTTCTCAATAACGGAACGTTGCCAATACTAATAATGGCGGACCTAGAAGATAACCAAATTAAACTATGAAGACATTGATACTTGTTTGCGGAACTATGAGGTCAGGTAAGGACACGGTGGGGTCTATGATTATGGATGAGTTTTCTAGCTCAAGGATTGTGGACATAACTTCTTACTTGAAGAGGGGGGTTGGTAAAATGCTCAATCTTACATCAAAACAGGTGGACCTATTAAAAGACGATGCTGTGGTTGAGATCACTGTTGACGAAGAGAATGATGGCGTTACAGAAGCTGTCTTGTACTCAGAGGTTACTATACGAAGGATCCTTCAGTATCAAGCTGATATATGCCGTGATTATATTACTTGTGAGAAGGCCCTTGAAGAGTTGATGCAAGAAGACAGGGATTGCTACATCTTAACGGGTGTCAGAATCCCAAGGGAGGTTGAGTTCATTAAGAAGGTTCATGCCGATAAAAGGGTTATAGCCCTTAAGGTTGTTAGGGCTGACTACGAGAACCGCTCCCCCGATCAGTCACACATGACAGAGACTCTGGTTGGTGACATTAAGGCCGACTACACAATAGAGGCTAGAAACCTGCCAGAGCTTAGGTTGAAAACGGAAGATTTTATTAACTACATTAAAGATGGACAAAACTAGAAAGGGATTCCCCTATAAGGTGAAGAAACGTTTCGGTGATATAGGGGGTAGTAACGGCCTCAGTAAAGAGGAGAACCTTCGCCGGGCTGCTATACGCAGAGAAAAAATTAAACAATCTAAATAATGAAACCAGAACTAATCGGCAGTCGGGCTATAAAATTCAGGGCTTGGGATGGAAGACAGATGTTAAAAGTTGATTCTATACAATTCATGCTTACGGGAGAGGTTTGTAACATTAAAACCGAAACAAGCGAGATAAGCTACATAATGAATGAGCAGGTAAATTCCATTATGCAATACACAGGACTAAAGGATAAGAACGGTGTAGAGATATATGAGGGGGATATTGTTAAATGCTTTCTTGATTCTTTTTATGCCAAAATATATAACACAGAGTTTGAATTAGCAGTTATTCGATTCGGGCAGCATTCAGTTGGATATGATTCTGATTATGCTGCTACTAGTTCTCCTGCGGGGTTCTACCCTAAATCTATAAAAGATAGTGGGTCAATACAGGGCGAGACAAGAGGGCTTGGTGACTGCGAAGTCATTGGAAACGTCTTCGAGAACCCTGAATTATTTGAACATAAACACCTATTAGATGAACAATAAACAAGCGGCTGACGAAAAATTGTACGCTGTCCAATATTCAAATGGACTTAGCATACTTGAAGACTCTGATCCTGTGTCAAAGGATGAAGCAATAAAATTATTTAAAGATAATGCAGAAGACTTCCTATTTAATCTTAAGGATTTCAAGCAGCATGGAGAACCCTATGGATACATAGGTCTTGAAATAGCTATATGGGAGGACGTAGGGAGGGATCTAATCTATCGAGACACCCTTGTGTGGTTTGATGATATGTCAGAAGAAGACAATGTAAGAAAATTTATAAATGACAACTAAACTACAACGGCTATCGGATAAGATCTCTACGCCTAGGATTACTAAGTATAAAGATTTATTTCAGTCTCGACCGTATACTATATGGTCTGGCATGAAGAATCGTTGTAACAATAAAAACAGTGATTGTTATCATTTTTATGGGGGCAAAGGTATATCTTACGATCCAAGCTGGCAGGGATTTGATGGTTTTTGGGATGACATGAAAGATGAATACAAAGATGGTCTAACCTTAGATAGAATCGATCCAAATAAAAATTACAGCAAAGATAATTGCCGATGGGCAACTTGGCAGGAGCAGGGTGACACAAGAACGGATAATACAATGATATCTGTTGACGGAATTCCAGACACTCTCTCTAATTGGGCTAGAAAATATAATCACAAGCCCAGTACAGTTGCCAAGAGAATAGGTCGAGGGTGGGATCCACAAAGGGCAGTGACAACGCCTAACAAGAAGTCTGAACCGCTCATGTTTACTTATAACGGCGAAACTAAGCACTTAAAAGAGTGGTGTTATGAGTTTGGTGTCGGATTTAATAAGGCTAAAGCAAGGAATTGGCACGGGTGGAGTATAGAAAGAATATTAAATACAAAATAATGAGTGATAAATATGAATTGGTTTCGGAAGCTATATATTCTCTAGTCCCAAGACTAAAGGAGTTGAGCGTGGGATGTAAATTAAAGCATTGGTGCGATACTCCTGTGGGAGAAAAAGAATATGACCTAGTATTCATAAACAAGGACTTTGAGGAAAATATGATGTTCAGAGTTATTGGGGGTGAAGACGAAGTTCACTGTGAATATCAAATAAAATACTTCGACAATGAGGTTGATGACTTTGCCTCTTATGAAATCATCGGACACCCCATTACCCTTGAGGGTGTATTAGAAGCCTTTAGGGTTGATTACCAGATTAAACTAGAAATATCTTACGCCATTGACTGTATATGGTTAATGACACCTAACTCTGGGGTGTTTGAATGGAAGTGTGGAAAACCCCTCTCAGAACAATCAGACGAAACGATAAACTTCCTTGCTTCTTTGCTATTAGAAGGATGAAAAACTTTAGAATAATGGCTGTCGAAAAAGAAAATACATCCATTGAGATTGGTGAACAAATAACAGTAAAAAGGCATTTTACAAACAAGTGGTTTGTCTCAATAGATGCTGTTAGGACTTGGAAGAAGAGTTGGTTTATGTTTTGCTGGGAAGAGGTAGACGATGGGGTTTGGATATGGATTTCAGGTACACGCCGATGTCACTTGCATTATTTGATGACAGAGAGACAGCATTACATCACGCACAACAGTATTTAAAGCAATTAAAATGAACATACAAGAACGAACTCAGAAACAAATAGACAGGTTTGCTAATGATTGGTATGGATGTGGATGTGCCTGTTGTGATGACCAAGAAGTTGAAGTAATGATTGGTGATATATTGGAGTGGGGCAAGGCTCGCGAGCACTGTGATGAGGTCGCCATAAACCACCTTTTAAGTATTTGGCATGAATTTGATTTCTCCAAAAGCCTTAATGAGATATTTAGCGGGGAGGTTAAAGAAGAACAATGCAATCATCACAGAATAAGAGGCGAAGATGGAAACAGGGATTGTGTGTGTGAGGAATTATTTAAAAATCCCAACGCGATGGCCCTATTAGAATTTTTAGAATCAATATCATGAAAAACATAGAGCCAAATAAAAGTTACCAAGTTCATATGAATGGTCAGATAGTAGATGTTTATACTTACAGGAAATCAAAGTTTCTAAACAGGTGGCTATGTAAATGGACAAAATCTACTGATGGCAGAAGGTATGCCCACGTTGGGAGTATATCCTCACGCAAATTCCTAGAAGAAAACAATAATTAAATTAAAACTTAACCAATCAATATCATGAAAGCAGACAACTACACAATAGCTATTACTGTAACTTGGTTCGCCCAAGTATGGTCTTCAATGTTATTTCTTTATAAGTCGGTGGCAGCAATGCACACTATATTGGTGGGTGGTGCGAATGACTACACAATATTTCTTGAGTACTTAGTCCTCCTCGGTTCCTGCCTTTACTTATCTCAAAAAACAAGACAATCACGATGATCAAATTCGCCATATCATTATCACTAATGCTGGGTGTATACACACTAATTAAAACTACATCATGCTAAGTTTAAAAACCTAACCAACAATAAAATGACATCAGAAGAACTACACGAACTACAAATGAAAGCCATTCTAAGGAATAGGGAAATGACCCTCGAACTAGCAAGGGCTATGGCTTTGCCTGAATGCATGCCCGAACTTTATATTGGACCAAGGCCAACTCTCAGACGAGAAGCACTTAATCAGTTTATAGAGAAGTATTCACAATGAAATTAAGAATATCAATACTGTTATTACTTTTAATGATGACTCAGGTCGCACTGGTATTTCATGCATGGCAATTAGCCATTACTTTTGGCGGGTGTTTTTTATTTTTACTTCTAATGTTTAATATTGATGACAAATAAAGCAGACCAAATAGAAGATATGGGATTCCCATCATTAGCTAACATATTAAGAATGGAAAATAAAGAAACCGGCTGGCAACAAATATTAATTAAAAATAGCTGCAAGTGCGAATGCTATGGCAATGAACCTGATGGATTTAGAGTTGTGTCAGTATTTGATGTAATTGATGATCTAGAGGAAGAAATTAGACGCCAACGCCTAGAGGCTAAGATAGAGGTGTTGGAATGGACAATAAGGAATGACTATTGTCGTGGCACAAAACTAAGACCAATTCTAATAGAAAAACTAAAAGAACTTAAATCCCAGTTATGAATAAAGAATTAAGCGGCTGTCAGGAAATAAAACAGGAGGGTGGGACTTATCGCGTAGACATGCAATGTGCTAAATGTGATGGTATGATGAGGTCTACGGGAATATGTCTGACGTCCATGCCCCCCATCTATCCCCACAAATGCAATAAGTGTGGATATGAGGAATCTTTTGGGATTTGCTACCCATCAACAGAATTTAGCAATGATTAAACACTACCAATGTACCCAGTGTAGGTTTAGACCTATGTACCAATCAGAAGAGTGTCCTAAGTGCTCATCCCCAATGGAGGAGTGCGACTACATAGAGCCCAGTGTCACCTTTAAGGGTGGTGGGTTTGCTGCTAATGACCTGAAAAGCTAATGGCACTAGATCCACAATCGGTATCAGAGTACATGAAGCCACCAATATGCCTGAGCGACCTAGAGCTTAGGGTGTTTGGTGTAAATAGAGGGGACTATGAGTCTTGGGCTACACAGCAAGATCCAGACATCAGGTTTGTGCTTTGTTCCCCCATTAGTTGTTATCTTTTAGATACAAGCAACCTTTCTTGATACTACACCCATTTAGTGTAACAATGGTTGCACGATGAGAGCTGATACTAAGAAGAATCAAACCAAGGTGGCTAAGGAGCTTGCAAAAGACCCACTATTATCTGAAAGACAGATAGCCAAAAAGACGGGTATAGGCAACGGGACCGTTCATAGAGCCAAAAAGGAATTGGAGCGTTCTGGAGCAATAGAAAAAAACGACAACATCATAAGAATAGCAAGTAGGGATCTAGAGGATCTAGGCCTTATTCAAGATATAGAGAGACAGAACCTAGAGGGTTATAGGGATAAGGGGGCTAAGCTTAAGCCTACTGACCTAGAGGCTGTTAATCGTATAGGGGAGAGGAAGCAGAAACGTTACAGCCTACTAATGGGTGATGCCACTGATAAGGGTGGTGGTGAGAAGGCTTTTGAATTTAAAATAGTTAGATGAAAACATTAAAACAAGTTGAGTCATATGCTAGAAAGGTGATACCTAAGTTGAATCTTTCACACTGGGATATATCTTTTTTTGAAGCAGATTCTGAGGGAGAAGTTATGGGGACTTGTCATAGAGATCACGCATACAAAAGGGCCAATATAATGATTGACGTCGGTATTTATAGTGAAACCCTCCGTGACCAAAAGATTACAGTGATTCATGAGCTACTACATTGCCATTCTGCTTTTTGGGAGTCAGACGTTAATGAGCTTAAATCCGATCCATCAATTTCTCTATCTTTTCAGGGTAGGCTTTTTAATTCCGTAATGATCGCCGAGGAAGAGTGTGTAGAACTATTAGCTCGTGCATTTTATAAACTGATTGAAGGTGGAAATTGAATGCACACCGGTATTCGAGAAGAACCTAGCGGCTACTGAGAGGATAGTAATCAACCGTGGGGGCACTCGTAGTTCTAAAACCTACTCACTATGCCAGCTAATAGCTAAATGGCTTGCTACAGGGCATTTAAGAGACAATTACACCCTAGAGAATGGTGTGTGTAGGATTGTTCGAAAATACCAAGCCACACTCAAGAACTCTGTTCAGGTAGATTGGGAGGATGTACTCACTCAAATGGAGTTATGGCCTCACCTCAAGGTTAATAAAACAGACAAAACATACACCTTTATACAGGGAGCATACAAGAGAACTGTGGTGTTCAGTGGGGCTGATGATCAACAAAAACTAAGGGGGGTGAAGCAGGACATACTCTATTGTAATGAGGCCAATGAGCTTAACTACAGTCAGGAGTTTTTCCAGCTCTTGATGCGTACTTCTGGTCCCATCATCATAGATTTCAATCCCGATGATGAGGATGTGTGGATTAACACTGAGATGGAGCAGAAACGTGCTCAAGAGAAAGGTGATGTAGAGGTTATAGTCTCCACCTACAAGGATAACCCCCTATTGCCACAGATAATGGTTGAGGAGATTGAGCTACTAGAGAAGACAGACCCAGCCTACTGGCAGATCTATGGTCTTGGGGAGTATGGTAAGATACGTGGTCTAGTATTCCCTGAGTTCAAGGAGTGTGTAGCACCACCCAAGGCAGCTAAGTTCTTAGGGTATGGGTTGGATTTCGGGTACACCAATGACCCTACAGCAGTTATAGCTGTGTTTGCGTATTTAGATCAGTTATATTTACACGAATTAGTCTACGAACGTAAGCTCACTAATAACGATATTGCTGATAAGTTCGAGCTATTAGGTATAGATAAGGCTGACGAGATCTACGCTGACTCAGCAGAGCCTAAGAGTATTGATGAGATCTATGACAGGGGGTTCAATGTCTACCCAGCCAAGAAAGGGGCTGATTCCATTAGGTATGGTATCGACCTCATTAGCCAGTACCACATCAATATAACCCAAGGTTCTCACAACCTACGCAAAGAGTTCAAGCACTATAAGTGGCTAGAGGACAAGGATGGGAAGGTGCTCAATAAACCTATTGATGATTTCAACCACGCCATAGATGCTGTTAGGTATGTACTCATGTCTAAGGTTGATAGACGTACAGCTAAGAACGACACAGCAGCCCTAAGGATGGCTAAGATGCTGAAGAAACCATTAATCCAAAACGCTTATGAGTGATGTGCATGGACGGTTGTTTGGTAAGAGTGCAGACGAAAAAGTTGAGGCTGAAGCGAGGCTACACCAAAATCGTGTAACTTTTCTAGAGTTTGACAAGGAGATGGTTAAAGTAAGAGAAGAAGACCGAAAGATGTTAATGAAAGCCGAGCTTAAGACTTGGCAAGAGAATAACCAAGCTTACCTATGAGTGACAACCCCTATATCGGGAACACAGACTCTAATGTTATAAAGAACGATAGAGACGATGAACGTGTGCAAGGAGTACTAGAGCTAATGCAGTACAGTGCTGATCATGAAGATCGCATAGCTAAACTAGAAAACATACAAGAGAATGTGAAACTTAAGCGTCACTTCCACGCTAAACTCCCCTCAGGAGGTAAGCCAATGATGAAGTCTAGCCTTTATTCTGTAATGGCACGTAAGACCCGTCTTAATGGTATGACCCCACCTCGTATAGAGCTAGAGGATTCTTCTATGGAGGCACAGATGGCTAAGTTTGTATTAGACGAAGCCTTCAATGAAATGGGGTACGTTAAGATGTATAAGGATATCTACCGTCAATACGACACAGAAGGTCCTGCTATAGTGTTTTTCAACCCACAGGATAGTACCGTTAGGTACGATATAATCCCCTACGAGGATTTCTACTACGACATGGACTCTAATCAGCTCTTTAAAGAGTGGGAAGGGTTCTCTAACAACAATATGCGTTGGTTTGGCTTTCGTAGGGTGGTGAAGAAGTCCACATTTGACTCTGAATACCCAGAGTTCGCCAACAGCGTGTCTCCTGGGTCTGTTTTCGAAGAACTACAAGATGATGACTATGATTATGATGGAACAAGCACCACTACAGAGGACCCAGATCAAGAGGTAGAGTTGTTTTACTGCTTCGCTCCCAAGGACGGGTCATACGAGTACATGGTTATAGCTGGTGCTGGTGCTACCATCATTGATACCGAGTGGCCTAAGGCCTGGAGGTCTATTGGTGGGGAGAAACTGCTACCATTGGCTATTTATAACTTCTCTGACACTGAGAAAGTAGGCTTAATGTCTGCTTCTAGTGTTGATTTCGTGAAAGACGCTGCTGAAGCCCTTAAAAAGAACTTCAATCACTACCTTGGTAACATTGGTCGTATCCTTAATGCCCCAACATACATGTTTGGGACTACTGATGAGGGCGATATGACTGAACTAGAGAAGTATTACTCAATGAGTGATGCTGGGTTTACACCATACATCCAAAGACGAGACAAAGATATCAAAGTAGAGCAGCTCATTCCACAAGATGTGAGCTCTACCTACAGAAGCCTAAAGGAGGAGGTGTTGGACGACACAAGTGAGCGTGTAGGATTCCAAATGAGGAAGCACGACAACAACCCTTCATTAAAGGTTGGTATATTTGCCAGACAAGAACAAGAAGAGGGTGCAGCTATTAGGATTATCGACGAACGTAATGAATTAGAATTTGAGCGTACTTGTTATATTGTCTACTGCATGAAGTACCACATGGGTACTCTTAAGGACTTTACTACCAAGATTGACCAATACGAGGTTGGATTTAACGCTAAGCGACTCAAAGAGGCTCTTAAAGACTACGAACCTAAGTTTGTAGTGGATACTGATATGGATTTCCGTCTCACATTCCAAGAGAACATACAAGTACAGGACCAGTTAGCACAAACCCTGATCCAGTACACCCAGATGAACCTTCAAAATGACAAGACTATCGACGGTATAGCTCAGGCCACGCACTCCAAGTACGTGAAACTCGGCTTAGGGAAAGAAATATCAAAGGAGCTATTCGTGGAGGCCCTACGGGCTGAACCGCAACCTCAATTGCCACAGGCAAACAATATCCCAGCCGTCGATGGACTTACGCCTACTAACCCTATTCCTAACGCCCTATAGCGATGTTACCAATGTTAGCCTACATGGACATACAATACGATGATGTCCAAAAGAAAGTAGAATGGATATACGATAACCTAGACGCTGTAGAGTTAGATCAAGTTCTAAAATCAGAATCTTTAGATGCCTTGCTGAAGATTGTGTTTTTCGAACAAGGTTGTAAGGACGAAACTATGAATTACACCTCTCGATTAACAGAGTTACATCAAGCACTCTCTAAAAAGCTTGGTACTAATACTATTAAACTCACAAACGATGAAAAAAAAGGAAATCAGTGAGGAGCTAGAAGCTCTTCAAATTAGTTACGAACTTCTATTTGAGAAGAAAGCCCCATCTCGTTATAAGAATAACGAGGAATGGCTTAAGGGTAAGATTGACGCCAAGTCCAAGGAGTTGGCTGAGGCTATCGCAAAAGAGCCTGAGGAAGACGAAAAACCCAAGCCACCAACAGAGCAAGAGATTGCCCTTTTTGAGATGAAACAAAAGAAAAGCCCGGTTTCTGGTGAAGGAATGCAAGAAGTTATAGACTCTAAATCTGCCTACAAAATTTGGCGTTATGTAAGAGACAATGGGGTTACAGGTAATGAGTTGAAAACTCTTAAATCAGCATTCGATGGATCACCAGATGCAGAAGACTACAGACCATTGTGGGCTAAACTCTAACTTTACTTTACAGTCTACACTTATTAAGTGTAAAATCTGACCAAGAGATGTTAGCACGCTCTTAATCACTTACGTTATGAATGATGTAACTACACCCGATAACACGGAGGAAGTACCCTCAACTACCCCCGATAACACGGATGCACCAGAAGGTGCAGAAAAACCAGTAGATAACACTGCTAACAATGAGGAAACCGTTCAAGCTGGACGATCTGATCGACTAGCCCTAAAGGAGATGGGTAAATACACCATGAATGGTGACACGCCCGACTATGATGCTATTGCTAAGGTTTACCGAGGCAACGCGATCTCTACTAAGGCACTGCAAATGTTTTGTGACCAAAACGACCTGCAGATCGATGAGGTTAAATCACAACTACAGGCTCAGTCTGTAGAAGACGAAGATTTAAAGTCTCAAGTGGCACGCTTACAAGCTAAGGACACGTTGAATTCTCAACTGGAAGCACGCGGTATCGAAAGATCCGAGTTCAAAAAGTATGAAGATTCGTATAACGCAGAACTAGTAGAACTAAGTGGGTTACCCCAAGACAAGAAGATCTCTGTTGCCCTTGATTTAGCACTCAAAAACCGTCCAACAACCAAAATAGCACAGCCTGAAGGCAAGACACCTAAGCCAAAAGATGGCACATGGAGTCGTGATAAGTACTCAAACTTTATGAACAATCGTTCAAAAGAGGTGGGTAATGATCAAGCCGTCGCTGAGTTTGATGCCTACGAAAAGAAACAAAAGGAGGCGGGCAAACCACTGTACTACTAAACGTGAGTAGGAGCTTAATTATTTATTAAGTTTATCTATTCAAAATGGCTACTAATCTAGACGCTACTAAATCAGCATTGGTTGCTGAGTATCGAAATGATCCTCAACACGCTGCTGGTATCGAACGACGTTTGAGAATCAACGACACTTCTATGGAGTTCTCAAACACAAGTTTCCAAAATATTGGAAAAATCGGACAAGTCGTTGAAGTTGATGACGAAATCTTCGTGCAGGTTGACCAGTACGATGGTTACGCTGCAACAAATAGTCAACAAATCACTACTTCTAGTCAGTCTTTCCCAATTCAGGATGCTGCCAAGTGGGATGTTACTATTTACAACACTGACCAAGTGCAAACTGTGCACGACATCGACAACATTGTAATGGGATCTGCTCTTGAGCAACAATCTCGTTACATGACTCGAAAACGATTTGAAAAAATCGCTGATGCTAATCCACTTCAGCTTGCTGAGGTTGATATTTCTGGTGGAGACGCTCTTGGTGTTTCTGCTCTTTCTCAAGCAGCAGGAGACGACATCTTCACACGACTACAATCAGCTAATGAAGCTATCCGTGGTCAAGGAATGTCTGCTTCTGATCTTAAAGCCGCTGTACCTACAAAGGGTATCAGTGCACTAGTATTCTCTCAATACATCAACAATGGTACTGAAGGTGCTAATGGAGTTAACGCTCGTGGTGAAGTTGGAATGCTGGCCAATACTCGATTATTCGATTCTATTGACACTCCTAAAACTCGTAAAGACTACAATGCAACTGTTAATGGTGCTGCCGCTAAAGGCAAACAAGTACTAACTTTAACTTCTGCAGCCGTTGCTCCAATGGTTAATGACCTGTTTACTGTAGGTGGCATTGAATACCGAGTTGCCGCTGCTGGTCCAACCAATGTAGTTGGTGACTACCAAGTATTCCTAGAGCGACCTCTTGAGGCTGATGTAGCTGATGCTACAGCTCTAACCGTTTCTGGTTACACTCACGAACACATCGTGTTTGCTAAAGGGAAACCCCTGTCTTCTGTTGTACAAAAGAATTTCTCTCTTCGATACAACGAACTAGAAGACCTATTCGCTGATCGTTACAAATCTATGACACTATTTGATAGTTTCATGACTGTAATGGGTCAACGTTCTTGTGTCCTCATACCTGTAAAAGTACGAGACTACTAAGAAGTCTGCTTCAGCCTCCTATGGGGGCTGGGCTCAGGCTTTTAAATGCTCAAAAACTCAACAAAGACAGCTTTAGGTATTAAAGGAGAGGTGGCTTCACACTTCTCAGAGAGTGTATCTGATGCTGACATACGATTAGCCCTCAACTGGTTTTACTCACTGGTGTGGAGAGCTGTAAGAACTAATAGACCCTCAAGTGCTAGCAATCTGACAGATGCTACACCAATTCCTACTGATGGCTTCGAACTATCTAGTATAGGTGACCTAGGGACAGTGTCTCATGGGTTTAGTGTTTATGAGGGTAGCGTATCTCCTAGCAATAGACTAGACGAGGTCCCTTTTGATTCTAAATGTAAGGGGTACTACATCCTTGGTGACAAGTTGTTTGTTATCAATTCTGGTGATGTGGTTATTAAATACTTCCTTAAGACGCCCAGATTACTGGACAATGAGCAATTAAAGGATCACTTCATACAAATCGACCAAGATTTGGAGCAAACACTGTTCCGGTTTTGTTCTGAGGTCTTTTATGAGGGGGAATTCCAAGAAGATAGGGCAATTAGGCAGGAAGATCGTTTCCTAGAGGAGTTAGATCGGTTCTTTGATGTGCAGGTAGTTTCTAGAGCTTTAAGAATATAATGCCAACCATTAATTATAAGCGAAGACGAACCAATATACGCTCCCCAAGGGCTGAGGTTATTCATAACTTCGTTAAAGGGCAGGATAGACAGTTTGGGATCGATAAAAGCGAACCAGACACCTTCCAGAAGCTATTAAACTTCCTGCACGAGGGTGGGGATGCCGTACTTAGGCGAGGCATTGAGCAAATAGCACAATTAACAGGGACTAAGTTCAAAAACTTACACATATTAAAGACAGCCACTGACGATAAGTTGATGGCTACACGTATAGATAGTGACACAGAAATCTCATTAGTAGAGATTGATCGAAACGACTACACAGTTACTGATGTAGAGACTGCGTTAGACAACAAGGAGCGATACTTTGAAGATCTAAGGGGTGCCATATTCCATGCCGACGGCGTTGTAACGAATGTTAGATGGTGGGATGGTGCAGCCACAGGGGCTGTGGTAATGGATTATGGTTCTGGTGCTAGACCAGCCAAATTCCTTGCTTCTGATATGTCTCGTATGTGGGCTACAGTAGTAGACACGCCGGAAGAGTTACTAGTATTCTCTAATGATAGAGGGGCTAACGCTTTAACATCTATGACCTTCAATGCGGGTGGATCGGCTAACTTAGACCGGGCTGGGGTGGCACAGTCTAAGATCACAAAATTCACCTCGCTATTGGGGGTAAATAGATCAGTAGTTGCCTTTGGGCGTAGTCGAGTAGAGGTGCATGAAGTCCCCTACTTTGCTGCTAGTGGTTTAACCTCTTTCCCGGCCAATATTTCTACCCTCAAGCGTTCTAACGGTCAGGACATGGCTTATGATAACATTGGGATAGCTAACTGGGAGGCCAGAGTGGCTGTACAGAGTTATTGTTTCTTCTTAGCGGATGATGCAGTGCTTTATCGGCTGGACACTCGTAGTGGGCAACTGAAGGCCTACGAACACTTTAAGAATGACGAGCTAGACGTTTCTAACGCAGCTATGGCTTACGATATAGAAAAAGATCTCATTTACTGTGAGGTTCGAGAAAGCAATGGCCAGAGCCTTACGATTGTTTTCAATGTACTAGAGGAAAACTTTAGTCAGTTCGATAACATAAAGGCTGTACACTGGGCCACCGACCAAGACAATAACTACTTCATCGACTCAACCGGTCGGATGTGGGAGGCGTTTAACGACGCACAACTAACAGACAATGGTCTCTCTATAGAATGGGAGGCTATAACACAGGCTAAGTACGCAGACATTATTACTATGTGGAAGAAGTGTGTTGAGTTCTTTCTTCATACTCAGGTATGGGAGGACACACTCGCTACTATAGACTTCTTATCCAATAGAGCTGTTGGCAGTAATGCTACGTCAAGTGATAGCCTATCCAGAGAAAGTACATTTGTGGCTAACATACTAGGACCTAATCCTCAGTCTATGGGGCAAGGGGTATTTGGTGGAGCTGCGGTTACTTACGACGAAGAAGTGGGTACAGAGCGTATCTGGAATAATGACAAAGTTAATCACCAGTTCGTGAGATACGAATTAAGAGTACGAGGAAAGAGCCGTAATAGGTTTCGCCTTAAAGGTGTGGGCATTAAATACGAAATAACAAACAGAAAAGTCAAAGACTTAATTTTTAGCTAATGGCAATTGATATATTCACGCAACCGTTTGATGCAGTCTTCTTTCTACTAGAGGACATAGACGCATTGTCTACTAACACCAACCCCACTGTCACAATGAGATGGGAGGATGGCAACGTAGGTCCTTATATACAGGATGGGGCAACCTCTACTCTGGTGACAGAGATGTTTATTAAGGCATCTGCTCAGTTTGAGCACACAGGAGACGCTGAGGTGTTTCATCTAACTAATGGGACATTGGTGCCTAATGAGACCAATCAAGTAACATACGACACAGTATTGCGTGGTATTCCTAATGGAGAGGTGGCAAATCCTCCAGTGGCTACAAGGACTGACTTATACAGAGAACACAAAGCTGACAGAGTTTGGCTGCTAAGTGAGGTTATCCCACTTAAGAGCTTAACAAGTAGTCTTGAGAACGTGGTGGTTAATCCGCCTGTGGTAGCTGGTGAGGCTATTGATGCTTCTACAGCTGGTATGGGTGTTTCTCTCCACACTGACGGAAACTACTACATATACGATTCTACTAACTACCCTAACTTGCAAGGGGTAATCGAACGTGGAGATGTTGCTGCTATTGGTGGAGGGTTTGAGCTAAGAGGGCTTAAATCAAGTTCTATTGATCACACAGGTCTAACTCCTGGTGCACTATACTACGTAGACGATGGTGGTGTTATCACTACTACAGCTAGTGCTACAACCACCTTCCTAGGGAAAGCTAAAGACGCAACAACAATTGACCACACGGTTGATCCAGGAGTACAATCATTAACTGATCCTGAGATATTAGCTGGTACGGATACTACTCCAAAACTGGTTACAGCTGCTCAGCTTGCCACTATTGGAGATGGGGGGAATGTGGAAGTGGAAGCAACAGTTCTGGGAGGTGTTAACCCTCTAGAGCCTGTTATGGGGCTGGACAATGATATTACTAGTTCTGATTCTGCCTCTATACAATTTGGTAGAACAACTACTTCCAATACTTCTGGTACAGAGATATATGTACCATTAATTGGTACAGGGGCAGCTATTGCAACATTAACAGTTCGGATGACTAGAATCGGGAATCCTGCTGGCAATATAGTGGCTCGGATTGAAACAGATAATAACTTTAGTCCTAGTGGGACACTGGTAGCCCCAGGGGCTTCTGACACAGTCCCTAGCAACTCTGTAACAGCTAGTCCTGGCACTGGTGATGTTACATTTGGGTTCTCGGCTACTACGCTGGATGACCAAACGGTCTACTGGTTGGTTTTAGATAGAGACTCGGCTAATGACAACACGAATTACTTCTTCTTGAAGGGGGCTCTTGTTCCATTGAATTCAAATGATCACTTTTACACGGTATTCCTTAATAATGGAGGATTCCAGCCGGTTATACAGGGTGGTAGTCGGATGTGGGCTAATGTGGTCTCAGCAGGTATTAAGTCTGGGACATCTGGTTTGTTAGACAGTTTTGTGAGAGCAGATGCCAATATATGGGATATAGACAACGTTATGGGTTTGTCACAGGACACAATTGCTAATGGTGGTTCAGGCACCGTCTTATTGGATGGAGTTCAACCAGGTCACACTGGGTTGTCTCCTTGGGCTTACTATCAAGTAGACGCCACTCCTGGCGGACTAGCAACGGCTACTACTTCAACAGCCTCTAATTTCCAGGCAATAAGTGCCACGGACCTAAAAATTAAGAAACCTAGCACTAATAAGTTCTAATGGCAGTTTTAAAAATAATTGATGGCAGAGAGGTACTAGTAGAGGGAGATGGATCCCGGGCTACTAGGGTAACCGACAGAGCTACTGGTCAAGCGTTTGATCAGGGTCAACTAGACTTGTTTAACCAGAACACCTTTGCTAACAACTCTGCTCTTGAGCGGCAAAGCCAGCCTTCGACAACCCAAAGAGCACCAATACAACGTAACACCGTCCTGGGGGCTAGTTCTGGAGCTTCACAGGAGGAAATCTTTCAATCTAGGGCTGACGCCACCAGAGACACTAGAATATCTGCTCAATTGGGTGGAAATATATTTAATTCTCGTAGTGGAGGGTTGGATGGTGATAGATCTGGACAGGACAAGCTACAAAAACTAAATGACGCAGGACTGCAAGATCCTAGTCGTCGTAGTGCTACAGGAGTAAATGAGATTAACACAGACACCTTTGGTGTACCTCTGACAGCAGCGGATGTAAACCATAGACGTTTCGACACAAGGAGTGATAACTTTACTCAGGGAGAGGGGGAAGACCCTAAAGACTTCCAAATACGAAAACTTAACGCTCGGCAAACAGAGCTAAACGGGGCTCTTAATGAGTCAATTATACAGAATGACATTGTTCGTCTTGGGGAATTGTTAAAAGAGGAGCAAGAGATTGGATTACAGGTGAATGACAGTGATCTGCTTGCGGGACGTAAACAGTTTCAACAAGTAGAACTGGAAGCCCAAAACAAGGAATTACAAGACAAGCTGGACCTCGAAAGAGATAAGATGGAGGCTAAGATTAACGCTGAGACCACACAAGCTGTTAATGACGAGTTTAATCGCCTTAAAGGGACTATTGGTTCACAAAATGAAGCCCTTAGAGAAGAGAGTGAACGTATTCTTAGAGAGCAGATACAGAAACGACACGACAAAGATCGTGATGATCGTCTGGAGTCTTTAAGTGAGGGGTATGATGAAGCTACCAAGAACTACTCTGATCAGCTGTCAGCAGCCATTAAGAAGGTTGAGCAACAGTCAGCTAACCCAGAAACACTAGCTCAGAAGATTGAGAGAGAGAAGAAGGCCTATGTCGCCTCAGAACAATCTAAAAACCCTCATTTAACTGCTAAATACCTTAGTAGTAAGTTTGATCAATTAAACAAATATGATGCCAAAGGAGAAGAACAAAAAGCTTTCGGAGAGCTGGTTGACTCGGTTCTTGAGGGGCCTGAAGACGCTGCCACAAAGTTTGGCAGGGTGGTTAGTGATACCGGAGACATTGACGAAGCGTACAAAGCATTGAAGAGCCGTGTTGGGGAGTTTGCAGCCAAGAGCTACAAAGAACAATACCTCATGCAAAACGGATGGGGGGAGGCACGCATTGCCCAAAATAAAATGAAAACCAAGATTAGCGATCTATACCTTGGAGAACAGGGAGACCCCATGCAGGTGGGTGTATTGCTAGACAATCTAACATCGTCAGGTGTTAGTGATGAATTCATTGAAGGGCAGTTGTCAGCTCTTGCTTTTAGTCCTAACGCCTCAGAATCAGTTAAATCTGAAGCTAGAGCGTTGTTGGCAGACCAAGTTGCCAAGGCCCCAGTTCCAGATCTAGAGAAGCGTGTTAAGGCAGGTATTGCCACACCACAGGAAGAGGCTCGGTTCTTACAACAAACACGTAAGATCGCGAACGCAGAACAACTAAGCGGGTTTATTACTACTGATGATTTTGGGGTGCCAGACCCTCAATCTAGTGGAGTTAATCAACAAAAGAACTCGCTACTGTCTCGTATTAGAGCTGGTCAACTTACTAAGACTGAAATCCCAGACATTGAGCAACTAGCTCTATCGCAGGGTTGGGTTGGGGATTTTCAGCAAGCAGTAGAAGATGGGAAACCTATATCAGAGAAAGAGGCTACAGCCTTTAGTGTCCCATCAACAACAACCAAGGGGGAATTAGACCGTGTGGTGGCTATACGAGAGCGTGATGGCCTAGGTAATAGAAGATTCCAGTCATTGGATGCAAAAGAGTACTCCAAGCTTGATGGATTCATACAGCTTAAAGGGCGTCTTGAAGAAATCCAAAGTCTTTACAGAGAGTTTAAGAAGGCTGGTGGAGATCTCCGTGATGGAGGGGACAAGCTCAAAAGGACACTTGGGAGGATTGGTGAATCAACGCTTGGACTAAACCCAAATAAAAACCTAAGACTACACAGAAAGATTGGTGCACTAACTGGGGAAAACCTGGCCTTATTTATTAAGGAAATATCTGGAGCTGCGGTTTCAGAACAGGAGGCACAACGTCTTGCTCAGCTTAAACCAAGTGTGAGCATGGCAGATACTCAATTTGAGGATCAGTTAGAACGCATGATGAGTGAGTACACCAAAACAGCTGAGCTAAAACTTAGCCGTTATGGGTTCCAGGATTTTGATGGTTTAGAGGACGCCCTGTCTTCTGGCTTTGAGAGCGTGGATGTTAACGCCGGCAGATCCCAGCGTCCACCTAGCAATGAAACAGGACTTAAAGACGAAATAGTGAACGAGATCGTTGGCAGTGAGGGGTTCCGTCCCAACGCTTACCAAGATATTGGTGGGGTATGGACTGTTGGTCACGGATTTACCACTGTTAATGGACGACCTGTTAGATCTGATGATGTAATGAGCGAAGAACAATCTCTACAATTATTAGATCAGAAGTTTGGTCAATACCAAACCTATAAAGACAAAATCACTGTCCCTCTTACGTCTGCACAAGAAGCAGCTCTTACCTCTTTCAGTTTCAACCTGGGAGCTGGAATATTTGATAAGCATCCGCAAATCATTGATTTGATCAATGCTCAGGATTTCCAGGGAGCAGCTAATTTAATCAAGAAATTCAATAAGTTCCGAAGCAATGGAGAACTTCAGTTCTCTCAGGGTCTACAAAACAGGAGAAATAGGGAGGCCGGAGCATTTTTAAACAACCAAGCATAATGGGTAGACTAAAACAATTAGCCACGAAACTACAGCAATCTGAGCCCACTCAGATAAGTCCAGTTGAGCCAACGCAGATTAAACCAAGTCCACCCACTCAGATAACACCCTCTGAGCCCACTCATATTCAGAACAATGGTGATGGAGATTTCACTCTGAGTGAGGATTTCTCTGGCTTATTTGACCAGGCCTTTCTGGGGGGAGAGCAAGTAGATAGCCCTCAACCGGAAAAATCATCAAGAGTGTTTGACGAGATTGGATTCTCTCGTGACCTAGAGCGTAGTGGAGTTATTAGTAATTTTTTCAAAGGCACAATGTCTTACCTCAATGACGTGGGGGAAGGGATTGCTGGGGAATTCTCAGAAAGTGTTTCTGATGGGTTTATTAATAACTTTGCAAACAATATTGATCCACAAAACATTTCTGGATCAGGTATTATTCCTGGTTCACCAAAAATTGAAACCATCGGCCTAGCTGGATCTGTTATTGGTGATGTGCTACAGCCGTTCATTGGTGAAATACCTGTAGTTAAAGATTTAATGCAGAAGTTCGCCGAAACCGAGGCTGGCCAGGTAACCGCTGAGACTATGCAATCTATAGAAGGCATGGTGGATAGATTAGAAGAGATTAACCCCGATCTAGCTCTTAAAGTTAGATCTGCTGGTGAAGCTCTTAATATACCTCTAGCCGGAGGTGTTGGTATTGGACTTAAAGCTGGTGTCACAACTAGTACAAAAGCCACTGGCAAATTGGCCAAAGGAGTTAAAGCACCAACTATACAAAACGCCAAGATTTCAGAGGGATTGGTTAATGACATTAACAAGGTTACCCCACTAAAAGCTCAGAAGTTCGCAGAACGGAACGGTAAGAATATGGGGGAATGGCTTGTAGAACGTGGAATTATTGGAACACGAGAAGAAACAATGGCCAACCTTCTTGATAGATTTAAAAAGTCTAAAGGAGAGGTTGATGGAGCCTTCGCAAAAATACCTGGAAAGTTCTCGGATCGATCTATTGACGACATCTTAGGGGAATCCCTTAAGCACGCCACAAAGGTTAAGGATAAGAATGGGACTAAACTTCTTAAGAACCTGAATAAGGCCAATAAGAGTGATGGGCTCAGTATGAGTCAGATAAACACACTTAAGAGGTATTATGAGAAGAACTTTAAGTTTGGATACCAAAAAGACATTACTAAGAGTTCTGAACAAATACAGGCTGCTACTAATACAGACAAAGCACTAAGAGACTTCCAGTTCGGGGAGGCTTCTAAGGCTGGGTTTGACGACCTAGCTCGACTCAACAAGGAGACTTCCGCTAGTAAGGAGATTCTAGATGCTGTGGGGGAGAAATACTTAAGACAACTCAATAATAACGCTATTAGCTTAACTGATTGGGTTATGGCTTCTGGAGTAGCAGCTAATCCTGCTTCATTCGGAGCACTTATTGGTAAGAAGATATTCGACACAGAAGCTGTACGAGCTGGCACAGCGAAGATTTTTGCCCCAATAAAAAAGGTAGACGATCCAGTGGCTGATGTCACAAAAATTGAGCGACGAGCAAAAATCAAGTCTACTTCCGAAACCACTGGGAAATAGCCAGTGCAGAACCTAGAAAGAAGAAAAGTATAAATGCTCCCATGACCCACAAATTAACAAAACTACTCAAATAATCAAGTAAAATGACAGTACTATACACTGACGCACGGAACGAAGGAACACCCCAAACAGGGTTGAGTCCAACTGTAACCATAAAAGATTCATCAGGGACAGCTATTGTAACAGCTGCTGTGATGGGGGATATTGGTGATGGCGGGTACTCTTACACAGTCTCTGACTCCCTGCTGGGAGATAAAGAGTATATGGCCTTTGTTGATCTAGGGGTTACAATATTAGATCCAGCTGAGAGATATCAGCGGGGACCTCTTTGTAAGTTTACCAATACCACTTCAGGTGGTGGTGGAGGCAGTACTAAGATTATCGCTAAGCTAGACGCCCAGAATAAGACATTCCAACGTGAGTTTAAAAAGATACTAGAAGAGATGATCAAGGAGGAGTTCAAAAGTATGAACTTAGGTGGACTAGTTACACTCATTGAGGGTAATCTGTCTACGACTTTTACTAACTCTAGTTCTGAGCAGGCAAAAGCTATCAAATCCCTACAATCACTGTTTAAGAAAGGATTTAAGGATTACAAAGCCATAGCTGAAAGCCTGGCCTCAGAGATTAATTCTACACAAAATCAGTTGATTTCTGGTGCTGTAGTAGACAGAGAGAAGTTAACCAAGCTCTTTAACGACAAATCCACTGGAATGAATAAGGAACTCAAAGGGGTTTTGAAGACATTCTCTCAGAGGTCTGGGGAAATTGAAAATCGGATCAATGACTTTGAGAACGACATCTCTGATGTGCTCGAATTTGTTGTGAAGATGATGAACAAAAACATGGACGAAGAAGCAGAGAAATTACTGCAAGAAAAACTAAAACAGCTTTCACAATAATGGGTGCAAACTTTACTAGACCGGTTGGCGGCTCAGGAGCAACGTTCGACATACCAGTCGCACAAGCAGCTCACCCATTTTCCGCCCCAGACTTATACAAACCAGTTCAACTGGTTGGTGATAACACTTATGACTTAGCGACTGCAGACACCGTGGAAAATGCTGAGGTTGTGGGTGTACTCACTAAAATCGTGGATGCCAACAACATAGTTATTACCTGGGCTGGTGTAATTGATGTCCCTATAGCAGGGCCAGCTGGTACGACTGTGTTTCTCGCTCAAGCAGGTGGTTTCACTACTACCGAACCTGGTTCTGCAGATATTAGCAAGGCCTTGGGGAATATTAAAGAATCTGGAGTATCAATATTCTTCGAGAATTACCGTGGCTTACAAAGCACGGCTGGATCAGGCACCTCTGGTGGGGGGGGCGGGGCAATTACTGACACCAATACGCAATTCATCACATATGATGATGAGAAGTTAATGGATGGTCAAAATCAATGGACAGCTCAGTCAGGAGAAACTTATACAATCCTTAAATCTGGTTACTTAATTGGGTTTGAGGTGGAAATGAACACACCTAGAACAGCTGGTTCCATATTATTTAAACCCACCAAGAATGGTACACCAATCACGAGCACCAACCTAGACCTAAACATCAACGGGTCTAACCAAAAAACAAACTCCAAATTTTCCGATATAGACGATGCTAGTTACTTTTTCAATGTTGGCGATGTCCTCTCTTACGAGGCGACAAGCACAGGGTTTGCTCCCCTATCTAATAGAGCAGATATTAATTTAACATTTAAAACTAACAACTAACAATCATGGCAAGAACTATTCTCGTAGTCGATCCAACAACCGGTAAAGCGGTTCCAATGCCCTCAGGTGAATCAGCAGTTGATGCTGGTGGTAATTCCGTAGGGGGTTCTGGAATAACAAATTTAGCATTAGGTACAGTGACCGCAACTACTGTGCCTGTAGAATCTGACACAGGTACAGATGTAAATCTTCCCTTGTCTACTACAGCATTAGCTGGTCTACAAGCTCCAGCTGATAAAACCAAATCTGACTTTATTTCTGTTACTCAGGCTGTTGACCTAGACGCTATGGAAACAGCAACAACAGATAATGCCACAAATATTACAGCAAATGATAGTGATATTACTGATATCCGATCTGCTGTAGGTATTGCTGATGGTGCAACTGATATGGGCCCATACACAGGAGGAATCCTAACTGACGGGACCAATCAAGCAGCTCTTAATCAGGAGCTTTCAGATGCCATCGAAGCAATCACTGCTGATGGTAATGATACTCCAGTAAATCGTGGGAATGCCACTGCTGGTGTTGAGCCAACTGCTGGTGAAGTCCCAACTCCAGAATCTGGAGATACTGCATCTGTTCGTCTTAATGATGGAACATTTGAAAAATGGGTACACAATGGTACTTCGTGGAGTCTAGCCTTCACACTAGCTGCTAATGAGGCCACTGATCTGGGGTACACAGCTGCTCCTACACAAGGTACAGTGACTAGCTCGACTGGTACTGACTCAGTAATTACTGCAGTTGATGGCACTAACGCAGGTCTAATGGTCCCTGCTGACAAAACGAAAGTTGATTTCGTAACTGTCACGCAGGCTGTTGATCTAGATGAACTAGAGGCGGAATCAGCCAATCTAGTGACCTTATCTGGAGTTGCTTCTGATGCTGTAAACCTTGGAACCTTTACTGGAGACACCATTACAGACAATGTAACAAATAAAGTTGCTTTACAAGAGCTAGAAACAGCTGTTGAAGCTGCTGCTCCTAAGCAAAGTTTTACGGAACGATTCTACATTGACGGAGTTAATGATCTTACTGCTGCCCTTGCTTTTGACATCACTACACCAGTGGCTGGGCAAGTGGTTTCTGCCTCTATTCAAATGGATGCTGCTCGAACTGCTGGGACACTAGACGCTGCTGTACAGAAGAATGGTGCAGTTATTGGGAATACAGGTCTTGATCTGCAGATTAATGGTACAGACCCACAGAAAGACTTTGCCACAGTGGCTCTTGGAACAGCCGCCTTTGACGTGGCTGCAGGAGACACGATTGGATTCTTAGTAACAAACGACGCTGCCTACGCTCCTGGAGCGACAGCTGGGACGCTAACAATCACAATCCAAGAATAATAAATGAACACAGCCCTAATAATTAATAACGGACAAGATGCTCCCCTTTCAGCAGGGGGGCAAATCCAGGATGCAGCTGGAGATAACGTTGTGCGTATTAATGCCTTAGAGGGGCAAAAGGTAACGCAGGCTGGGCACCCTTTTACGGGTGTCCACTCTGCCTACCTTGATACAACTTATAAGTTGGCACAAAACACGGATCCTTCTTATGGAGAGTACATTGTGCAGTTTATTGACGCCAATAACTTTGAGGTAATTCCTAATGGGCGTGATGTTACTGTTACTGTTACTTCTATCCTATCTGCTAATTCGGCTACCCCGACTACATCAGGGACTCCTTTGTATGCTTCGGCTACTGAGGCGGGGAAACTCACAACAGTTAAAGGAACACTGGTGGTTAATCAGGTGGCGAAATACATTGACGCCAACACCATTAGGGTGGACGTGCTACCTGTTGAGGTTGTTGTTTCTGGAGGTGCCGGTGGTCCAGCTACGGCTGTACAAACTGATGCAGATCCAGCTACTAATCTAACAGGAGCTTCTGAGGGGGATATTGCCTATGATACCACTGATAATGAGTTACAAACATTTGATGGTACGAGTTGGAACTCAACCGGGGGTGGTGGTGCCACTGGAGGGGTTGGTGGAGCTGCCTCAGAGATTGTCTACATAGAGGACACTGGGGTATTGGTAAATAATACTAATTACACAATAACCCATAATTTAGGTGTTACTCAGGCCGACGTTGAAGCTGGTAGATACGCTGTACAAATAGTTAAGGGAAGCGGGACGTTGGGGGCCGTTGCTGGTTATGGTCGTGTTTATGATACACAGCAAGGGTTTACGAGTCAGAGGTGGAACGCTTCTGCACCAGTGTCAACAGCTTTAGTTGAATGGCAAGCGAATACGTTAGGTTTTCGGGCCGGTTCCGCAGCCATAGCCACTACTTCTAAAATTAGAATCCTAAAACTATACTAATGAAATACTTTAAAAACAGTGATGGTGAGGTTATGGCGGCTAATGACGCCACTACATCTATTGATGGATACACAGAAATGAATCAACCAGAGGTAGACGATTTCTTAGAAGGGAAAGAGATTGAGGCTCATATTATCCATAAAAAGTCTGAGACTAAGTTCAGTATAAATGAAGAATACTCTCTTACTGATCAATTAAACATGCTTCGGAGAATAGCGATCGCTAACCACTTCTCAAAGACTGAGGCAGCACGTGTGAGATTTAGGGAGCACAGCCCTGGATTAGAAGAAGAGATGATAGCGGTTAATGATTTTATTAATCAAAAAATTTCAGAAGTAAATAACTAATGGCACAAGAAATACAACAGCCACAAGCAATATTAACACCAGAAGCACTGGTGACGTTTGCTGCTATGGCTACAAACACTACTGAGCTTGCTCAAACGGTTGATTATACCGACCTTTTGAATAAGCCCACTATACCTGGTGCTACTTCAGAATTAACTAATGATTCTAATTTTCAGACTGATACAGATGTAGCAGCGTCTATTTCTGGCAAGGCTGATACTGCTTCACTGGCAGCAGTCGCTATTTCTGGAGATTACAATGATCTATCTAATAGAATACTTACTCATAGATGGTCTGAGCACAATTGTGGCCGAGTGTTCTGCTATTCAGATAACCGTTGGATCGCATCAGAGGACGACAATTATGGGTCTTCAACTGAAAATTATGCTGAGCCATGTGGTACTGGGGTAGACCCGATTGTGGAGTGGGAGCATGGAGGAATGATCATGCTTGCTGGTGAATCTGTTGAGAACTTACAAATGATAGCTCGTGTGAATAACAATGAGGTAACAGATATGGAGATTAGAGTGATCATTAAGTACCCAAACAGCTCTAATAGTTACGATGCGGGGATTGATAATGATGCAGAGTTTACTAAGGAAACAATTTACCAGGGAACCTGGTGGGAGCCTGGTTGGACTGGGAATATGAACGATAGACATAAGAAGTTGATAGAGATTAATCACACTTTTGCACAAGACTGTGAAATAGGGATTTTCTTTAAACCTATTAGATCATCAGGAACTTCTACTCGTTATTTCTACCCAACTTATCGTTGGGACTTTTCTAAGCCTCTTATATAAAAATGATAAATTTACCACTACTGGCATCGGCACTACAAGAACCTGAGATTCAGGAAAAATTACAACAATTAGTAATTATGTCTGGGTACAACCCTGAATCAGATGGGGAAGTAACTCAATTCATGCTGGATTGGGTGGTTAACAATCTAGATGAACACCTGGCAGTCATTGCTCGAACAAATGAAATTGCTGCTATTGACTCTCAAATACAGGACCTAAAAGCACAAAAATCCGCTCTAGAAGCGGGTGAATAATTAAACAATTATGGGACAATCTACATACATAATCGATAACAACGCAAAAGTGATCCGACAGGATTACGATGGCTTTGTGGGCGGAGAAACAACCCTAACCGTGGTTGAGCCAATCCCATCTAATGTAAATGTGGAAGTACACCGTAATGGTAGACTACTAAGAACTCCTGACGATTACTCTATAGCAGGGCAAGTGGTAACCCTTGTTAGTGCTCTGTCTAACGTGGAATCAGCAGTGGTCCTATGGATTTTGGGTGCTACTGAAATATATAGAGAAAATTGGGAGCCTACAGTGGGGACGACAGTGTTCACTCCGACAGTTAATAATGGGGTATTACCAACAGACACAAGCTTTGTGCTTGCTTATAGAAATGGACGTCTTCTTCGGGAGACGCAAGATTACACGATTACAGGGAATGTATTGACCCTAGTTAGCCCAACCAATGCAGGTGAGTCAGTAATTATAAAAATTATTAAATAATATGGGAGAAACAATTAACGGCAACTGGCCCTTTGACGCAAATCTTAAAAAGATTCCAGATAATCACACACAAGTAACTAATCCTGCTGTGGCAGACTTAAACACAGCAATGATTGATGATTGGAATGGGGTTATAGTAACCACTTCAGCGGCGGCTCCTGGTGATTATGTATTAGGATCTCCTACTGACACAGCATCTGGACAGAGTTTTGGAGTTGGTAACAATAACACCTCTACACATCCCATTACAGTTAATGGAACGGAAATTGTGTCCGGGACATATCTTAAGTTTCAGTGGGACGGGGACACTTGGTTACCAGCTGGCGGATCTTCTTCTGAAAATTACGTGTCTACCGATCTATTGTCAGACTCCAATAGGACTCACACGATAAATCATAACATTGTTCAGACTGGTTCTGGCACTAAGCAAATTGAATCCCAAGATGGAACAGATCGAGGAGACATGCAGACAAATGTTGCTGCCGGGTTCTCTCGTGTAGGTATGGGGAATGACGCAGGAACTCTGGGGGCGGCTGTTTCAGCTGTGAAAGACGGAGGAGATTACTTCGCTGAGATGGTTTCATCTCAAGGAAAGTACCGATTTGGTACAACCGGAGTGGCAGCATTACCAGAAGACAAAGTAGCACAAATAACAAAAAAGGCGGTGGTAGATACTACTACTGGGCAAATTCTACTTGAGGATGAGATACCAGATAATGTAGGAATTTTAACAGCCTCTCCAGCTCAACCGTTAGAACCAGGGACATACATTCTTGACTCTACAGCTGCTGTATTTGCGGTAGAACTGGAAAATGTAAAAGGGTGTTGGAAGTTCTTTAATCCGAAGAAAACGCTTACTGCTAACCCTGTGACAGTAACTTCTACTACAGGAGATACATTCTCAGATGTAGCAGGAACACAAAATGCTACTGACTTCGCTATGAATGAAGACGGAATCATCGTAGAGTTCTGTAATCCAGACGGAGGCGTGAACTTCTATACAGCTATTGAAGCGTCAGTAGGATCAGCTTCGCCATTTATTTCAGGTGGGAATTGGGACGCAAACACAAATACACCAGACCTTAGCTTGGCAGCGAATCAAGTTGACGCGTCTGGGAACCTTTATATCTATAACATCACCGACTCTGGTACTCAGGACATTGGTTCCGGGGCTACGCTTTACGAAGCTGGCGGTGAGATTAAATGGTTCGCGGCTGGAGCATTTAGGTACGACACACCACTACAAGTGCAGAATTTCTTTGTGGAGCACGTCTTTACAGATGTTGCGTTTGATTTCGATGCTTACATCACGGCAAATAGTATTTTAGACGGACAGCAAATTACTGTTAGCAATAAAAGTAATTCATTTGGGATCAATATTACATACCGAGGAACCCTGGAAAAATTGGACGTTGGGAGGGCTATTGGGACATCTGCTACAGTAGGTGGAACATTTAACCTTGCACCACTCCAATCAGTTGTACTATCTCACGACAACGGAGTTACAAAGGCTACCGTCTCGGATGGTAGAGATAAGGGATATAGAGCGACAACAGCGGATCTAACAGCTATCCCAGTTAACATACTGGGGACTGGGGATTTTGCACACGTTGGTTCGACTCTTTGGGTTTACGATGAGACTGGATCAGAAGCGGTTTCGTTAACCTCTCTGGCTCCTGATGATGTGATAACCACTGGTAGATGGAGAACTACTTCTATGGCAGGGGTGGAGTCCGACTTATTAATCGGGCAATTATTCTACGACACAAACAACACACCAACGCCAGGAAAATTATTCCAAGGGGAGACGTATAATTGGGCGGACAACCCTAAATTAAAAGCAAAATTTGACGCACAAGGTCACGGATTTATTACGGATAACGGTGCAACGTTTACAGTTGCTAATCACTCAGACTTCATACGAGCAGGTGTAACAGATATTGGTGTGCATGTAGATGACACAACTGATTCTAATGGTCTTAACACAGATGGTGCAGGTTCTCATGGCCACAGATTGGCTTATGGTAACTCAAACGTAATGCACGCTTTTGACACGCGTACAAGGTCTATTCATTCTGGTTCAAATAACTGGGTTCCTGATACTGACGGCTATACGGTTGCCAATATAACCAACACTGTTGGAGACCATACGCATACAATTGATTCAACTGACACTGAAACAGCCCCTGATCACCGTAATGCTTATTTCGGTATTTACGGAGACACTACCTCTTTAGTTGTTGACAGCAACTTGGTAGCAAGGTCTACGGATGGAGACATTGCTACAGGAACCGAGGATGGAAAATGGGTAACACCAAAGCAAGTTAAAGACTTTGTGGACGCAGAATTACCAGCTTCATCAACCCAGCTTATTCAAGCTGATGGAGGGTTTGTTAATGGTGGGGGTACTGTCAATATGCCAGAATCCTTTGCCACCACTAATTACCGTGTGACCGTAACACCTACGTCCGTTTCTGCTTTTGCTAGAGTCACTAGTACGAGCAAGACCGTTAATAGCTTCTACGTCACGCTGTATGCGGCAGACGGAAGCACGACTAACGGAGCTTTCGACTGGATAGCTGTTGGGATTAAGGCTTAATAAATAATTAAAATATGACACAATCATCAGACTTTCGGCAACAATCAAGTCAATCGGGATCAGCGGAAGATTTAGAGGTAGTAATCGCTCAATCAACACCCACTGCTAACGATATTGCGAGTGGTTCAGTGGAAATTCCATTTCTACCAAATGGTTTAATGTGGCAGGAAGTAATAGATGCTGGCTACCACAGACTTAGATTTGAAGTGGAAGTACAGAATGGTACAGACTGGTATTCAGTTGGCACGGTTTATGTAAACCCTGATCACTTAGAATCATCTTACGAATTATGGCTAACCACTAGTGATAGTTCTGGTAATTGGTCTGTAAACCCTCGTATTGGTTCAGCACCACTAAACCTTACAGGATCTATACGATGGCAAGGTGATCCAAATTGGGAGGGTGCAAGAATGACCTTGGTTGGGATTAAATCACAGAAAACAATCATTCAAAATACACAGCTCACAGTCACAAACCCGAATGAATCTGATACAAATAAGGTCCTAAGACCAAATGGAGACGGAACAGCTACATTTGTAGCCGCTTCGTCAGGTGCTCCAACCGACCTAGCAACTGGGCAATGGGTTCAGAATGGAAACAATGTTCCAGTGGCAAGTGCCTCTTGGGCTCAGGTTACTGGAACTGATCTTAGAGGGATAACAGCTACACAGCTAACAGGTGATTTTACTGAGTTCAGGATAGATGAGGCTGGGACTTACGATGTATCAAGCTCTATGTGGTGCATGCCTTTGGCTGATGGTGTTTTAACTACCGTTAAAATAACTAAGCTGTTCGGAACACTGGGAACTCAAATAGTAGCCTCAGAAACCTTTAATGCGGTTGGAACGAACTGGCAAACCCCAGTTAACGCTGTAGGGATTGAGATCACAATGGAGGTCGGAGATAGGTTCAGAGTTGATTACACCAATGTAAATGTTCTCGATGGCGGATCGGAGGTAACCAGAATTAGACGTGTTCGATAATTAATTAAAAATGACTGAAGAAAAAAACCCAAAAACGGACAACCTTAAAAATGGAGCGATCGTAGTAGCTGTAGGAGCCGCAATGTGGCTTGGAGTAGCTGGGAACAATGCCCAAGTTTCCAACGACACCAATGTAGCAGCACAAGCAGCGAACGTAGCAAATCTCCCAGCAGTAATAGCTAGGATGGATGGGCTTGAAGCTCGATTGGACAAAGCGGTTGAAAGATCAGACGAAGATCTGCGACGAGAAATTGAATCTATTAACAGCCAAATCAATCGGAGGGAGACTGAGATGTTTGACTACATTAAGACTCTATTCACAGAAGAAAAAAGGTTTGATGATGTGATCTTCAGCCTAGTGAGCCGACTAGAGCAAGAAGTATTTGATCAAGTACCTACTCCATAATGATAAACACCAACACTAATACTGTTAATAGTGATACCAATCTACAGACTCGGGTAACGAGACTAGAAGTGGGGATTGAAGATATGCAAAGATCTAAGTATGTCCCCCAATGGGTGTTCGGGACTTTCATCACCATACTTATTGTAGTGCTGGGGTCTGCCTTTGGCGTACTATTTTCAAAGATAGACTCTATAGATATCAAAGACGACGTTCACGAGATACGACTCGATGTGGCTGTCATTAAAGAACAACTTAAACACTTTGAAGCAGTAGAATGAATCTCTTAAAATATGAAGACTCGATAAAGAAGTTCAAAATCAAGAAGTTTGGTTTTGACACTCAGCATAGAGCCCTTCGTGACGTTGGGGGGTTCGAAGTAAAACCAGGAGAGATTAAATCCCTGTGGAACGACCTAACCAATAACACTTTTAAGCGAATTCCGCGTACAGAATTCTGGTTTGAGGAATGTCCAGAATTATCCACCCCCTCATGTCCCATGTACCGCTTTAGATGCCCTAATGGGTATATTAAGTTCCACTTTACTCAGACAGCCGTTCTACTGGTGCCTGATGGCTATTTAACCGATAAGGGCTCAATTCCTAAGATTTTACAGGGAATTTTCTCTATCCACGACAAGGAAATGCAGATCGGTTACATTTTTCATGATGTGGAATGCGATATGCAGAGAATGTCAAGGCTTATGTGTGACGGATTACTCTTAGAAGTTGGAAAAGAGATAGGAGCCAGCTGGCTAAAGAGAAATTTAATTTACCTAGCAGTAAGGGCTGGAAACCGATTCACAAAAAAAGACAAAGTGATAAACGACTTTAATGTTAGCGAATTCAATAGAGACCTAGTACACAAGGCTGACTGTGACTACGACGCCCTGTGTGGGAAAGTGAACACATCATTAGTTTTTAATAAATAAAAAGATGAAACGACTAAAAAAGTACAAAGACCTATTAGTTAAGTTATTTGATTGGTATTTACAAAACCGACCTAAGCGTTAAGCTTTCCTGCTGCCTCCTTAGCTGTATTAAAAATGCTAACAGGAGTGATATCATTCGATTTCAGCTTGCCCATAGCGTCCTCTATTCCAATGCCACCAGTAGCAACCCCAGCTAGTACCATGAAGAAGTCGATCATCTTGGCCTGAACTGCAGGATCCATAGCATCTCCAGATAGTGCTGCCCATAGAGAGCCAATAATAGAAACTAGGATTGCGTAGAATTTACGAGAGCCGAGCCATTTTTTAATCATATTGTTTGTTTAAATTTTCTTAGGAGTTCGATCATTGTTGCTTTATCCAGAGGAGCTAGTGGGTCTGTACCATTTGTAATACCTTCTTCCATTCCCCATAGCATGGCCTTTTCTTTCCACTCTGGGAGTTCTTGGTTTCTACTAAGGAGTACATCGTTACACTCAGCGATCATAGCGTCTGTAAAATTGCGACCAGGACAAGATTTGGCAGCGTAATTACGATGACCCGTGACCTTTTTAATGTCTGGGAACTCTTGTTTGAGTTTCCTGATTAGATCGTGTAACTGTGACACCTGAGAGTCTGTTGGCTTTTCAACATCGAAGTTTCCACTAAGGCATATACCAATAGACTCCAGATTCACTTTGTAATTACTAGCGTGGTACCCCTCTATAGCCAGAGATCTAGCTGACCTGGTTTCATCAGGTGTGATGATGTAGTGATAAGCTATATGTGGAGTATCACCACCACCGAGGGGTTGTCTTATATTTGGGGGAGTTGTTAATCGTTTCTTGTGATTATTATCAAAGGATCGTAGGATCTTGGACATATCATGTTGCGATACTGCCCCGTGATGCACTACGATCTCATTAATATTTCTCATTTTTGTTTTTATTCCCCGCCGTACTCAAAACCCTCTCCTCGAAGGAAGTATCCTAGTTTGTCCTCATCACCAAAGATGAGAGCGTTACCAGTGTCCTCGAAGTGAGCCTTAACTTTAGCGAGTTCTTCTTTAACCTCCTTTAGAGCGATGTTCTGAACATCGTTAAGATTTAGGGTTTCTGCGATAGCAACAACCTGGTCAAGACCTCCAAATGGAGAGTCGCCACCAGTGGCACCGGGTTTAGGAGCTGACCCCTCAGGGAAAGCTTGACCCAGGTTAGTTAGATTGTCATTACCATTAGCCGATAGAAACATTGATTCGTATTTCATGTGTATAAATTAAGTAGTAGCTTGTGCCAATAAATTTGAGCAGTGAGTCTCCCACACTTCGCCATATAGCTTTGCCCCCCATATGTATTCAGATAGTGCCTCTTCGTCGAAGATGAAATCTGGTGGTTCTATGGGTTCCATGCCATCCCTTGTCCTGTAAGTGTTTTCAATGTCTATGCGACAGATAACAGATCTTTGAAATGCTTCTTCTACACTCTTTACATTGAATCTAGCAGATACAGTGAGGTTGTCTAGGAACTGTTCGTTAAAATTCATAAGCACTTTGTATTATACACGAAATAAGTGTAACGTTTAACCAAAACAAATTGACACACAATGAAAAAGGTTTCAATAAAGCCGTTAACATCGAATAGGCTATGGAGAGGGCGAAGATTTAAGAGTCATCTCTATAGAAGTTATGAAGAAGAGCTTTTATGGAAGCTTCCCGAATTAACAGTCCCTGATGGAGAGCTGCACCTTTCGATAACCGCTGGAATTAGAAAAAACGCCGATATAGATAACGTGGCAAAGCCCTTTATCGACATACTCCAAAAAAAATACGGATTTAATGATTCACGAATAATGAAGCTCACGATGCACAAGGTGTGTGGGGAGGGATATTTTATTGAATTTGAAATAGAAAAATATGAAGAGAAATAGTAAAAACCTAAGGCTATATAAGAAGGTTTGTGCTGAGATATGGGAGGAGAGAGATCACAAGTGTGAGGATTGTGGAATCTGGATACATGAAGCTAAATACCATAACTTTGCTCATGGAAAACTGGGAAGAAGAACCACGGATACCTGCCTAAATAAAAACAACATAAAACTCAAATGCTTCACTTGCCACTCTAACAACGATCACGGGCTCAGTGTCAAGGGGGCTGAGTGGCTCAACTAAGCCTTCTGGAGGGCTAGTCGCTTGACCCGCTTTAGCATCTCTTGTTGGAACGCCCTAGCTCTAGGCTCTGCACCAGGCAGGGTCAATCCAGGCTTCTGTTTTTCGTTTGATTCGAAATAAGTGGATTCCATTATTTTCTTATAACCTTTCTTTGTTCTACACGATTCTAGTGTAATATATTATAGCTAACATCGGCAAGAGAGGTTTCAATCTAATTGAGGCCTTTTTTGTTTGCTTATATGTTTTTTTGATGTAAGATCCACTTGCTCTTTAATTAATTTAAAGAATATTTTGTATCCTCTATGGGGCTTCGGCCCCCGAGGGGTTTCAGCTCTTTCAATTCAGTAGTTATATGTCTACCTGTTTCAGAGCCTGTAGTTTATGCAAACTAAAACCCTGGTCACCATACCAGTAAAGGGGGTAGTGCATTGTGAGTCCCCCTAGGACATAGCGGATGACAGCTCTTTGTCTACTGAATTGAGAGAGTTTCTGCCAGTCATTAAATAACAGCACTTAGACGGTCTAAAGCCGGTATGGTGTAAGTCGACACAAAGATGGCTGGTAAAAGCTCTTTCACTCATACACATTAATAAACCAGGGTAATGATTAACGTCGGTTGCTCGGCGTTACCTTGATGGGGCGATTATGTGATCGCAAGTTATTCAAGTGACAGACTTGATGTAAAAAGCAAATGTGTATGATTGAGGGAGTGAATCCTCTAAGCCCAGCACGAGTTGTCGGGTCCTGGGTGAATAACCAATAGCCCAGTTGCTCTTTCATTTGCACACTATAAGTAACCAACTTCCCTCTGTCTGCAGCATGGAGATACGTATAGTGTGTTAATGAGGGAGTTATAAACCCTCTTTCCCCCATATGGGTATATCCCGTATGTGGTCCTGGACCTATGATCGAACCCCGCTCAGTTATGTAAGCCCTTGGCCGAAAATTGGGCACGATCAAAAGCGAACCGTAACGCTATATAATTCGGATGCTGTTGAGAGCCGTAGGTTATAACTATAGGCTCAAGACAACAATCTAGCCCTTCGGGGCTTTTTTGTTCCCTAATACAGCAATAAATGTGCAAATGTAACAACATCGATTTCGGATCTTATGATAGACAGGTCTGCATGAAGGCCCCCCACGTCACCAGAAATGGCGGATGGGTATCAATAGATATATGTATATGTCAGGAGATGGCAGAGTTGTGGGCAATGGGGATAAAAACGCTTAATAGCTGCTGTGGACACAATAAGGTATTGCCTTCAGTAATTGTTGAGCCAGAAGACGCCAAAAGAATGGAAGAGTTGGGATACTCTAGGTGTCTAAGCATAAATGATCACGATCTATCAAAAACCTTTACTTACTACTGCAAGTCGGTATAATTTACCCAGAACTTTCCTCATCCAAAAGAAAACAAAATATTAAGCCCTTCGGGGCTTTTTTGTTGTGCCTTTACTTTATTTAGATTAAATACCCCTACTGGCCGAGTGGCGGAATTGGTATACGCAGGAGACTTAAAATCTCCCGGTCTAATACACCATGAGGGTTCAAGTCCCTCCTCGGCCACCATTGACGCCGATATTGGAATAACAATATCGGGACTAGTAATCTATCTCCCTCATCCTCTCTTTAATTCTTTCTGGGAATACTCTTGTGTATATAGCTGTAGTCTCAATATTGGAGTGGCCCATAAGATCAGCCAACTCCCTAATAGTCATACCCGATTCAAGCATTCGAGTAGCATAGGTGTGTCTTATTTTATGAGGGTGGGATCTAACCCCAGTCTCTCTTAGGTCTACGAAATATTGCTGCAGGACCCTTCCGCTCATTGGGGCGTTGGTACGCTCAGCCATAAAGAACCAATCACCTGGTTTTTGATGGTCCAAGTGTTGTCTTAAGTAATAGTTCAGTTTTGGCGGGTAGTAGATAATCCTATCCTTACCCCCCTTGCCCTCCACCACCTTTATATAACACTTACTTAGGGTGACATTCTTTTTCATAAGCCCAAGTAACTCAGACCTCCTCACCCCAGTGTAAAGTATTAATGCTATCACAGCTTGCATCTTAGATCTACGAGGGTTTGGGTATTTATATGTTCCTACAAATAGCTGGTCCATTTCTGCTTTAGTGTGAGCCTTTGGGAGGAGTTTTGGCAGCTTCGGTCTGGGAATAGCCTTGATGGGGTTTTCTTTCATTTTCCCAGTTTCTACCAACCAGTCACAAAAACTGCTGAGGTATGTTAGATATAGCCTTATAGTACGGGGTTTCCATTTCTTGGATTTAGCCATAAGTATAATCCATTTTTCCACCGATTCTTGCGTGATATCATCTGGTCTCTTAACCTTGGACGTCCTAAAGAAATAGTTGTATTTTACTCGTTTGGATTGAGAGGTTTCAGGAGATAGCCCTTTCATAATCTCGCTATACGACAGGTACTCTTCATATAGCTGTGGAATTGGTAGACACGAGGGACTTAAAATCCCTTGCCCTAATCCGGC